GTCGAATTACCGACGAAAGGCCATTCTATGACCGATCCACAAATCTTCGACTACCTGGTGCTCAAGACAGTTCTTGACAACGGCCAAGAAGTACTTGTGCAGATCTTTATGAACGGCGGATCCGAGGCGCAATACCTAGCCGGCCGTATGTCCTTCAGGACAGCCACGGGCGACTCATGGAGCCCACCCTACGAATTGGAGAAACAATGATTACAGCCCCACAAATCATCATCAGCGTCATCGGTAGCCTATGGGCGCTAACGGCGTTCCTAGGCGTTGCTAGGAGCCTCCCAGAGCCTTCTGAGATGCCACCCGTGGAAGTTGTCGTGCCGGCATCAGTCCCGATTACGACCACCACAATTACAACGATTGCCACGTGTGACGATGCCCTTCAATTAGCCCTCGATCTTGGCTTCCCAGCCGAACAATTGGCCACGCTTGAATTGGTCATGCACCGCGAATCCCGATGTCTCCCACACGCGCATAACATTGACGATCCGATGGGCGGCTCTTACGGCCTCACCCAAATCAACGGCTTCTGGTGTCTACCTAATTCGCAATGGCCGATCGGATGGCTACAAGCAAAAGGCATTTTGGACGAATGCTCCGATCTATTTAACGCCACCACGTCACTTCGTGCTACCCATGCCATATACCTAAACTCAGGCTGGAATCCTTGGAGGACTGCAAAGTGAACGAAACGCCCTATCCCGATAACGGCATTAGCGAAGAAATGCGAAAACAACTATTTGCATTCATTGACGAAATACTTGTACCCCATCCACACGTTGATCTCATCAGACGGGTACGCGCACTACGCAATTCGCTCACATTAGAAGTACCGATGCCGCTCTACGACATCACCACACTCGACAAAGTAATCCAAGCATTGGAGGCGCACTCATGACCGACCTATTCCACCCATCTCTCCCATACAACGGACACTCAGGCCACGTTGCCGGCTCAGAAACATCAAAGGCTCGCGCAATCTCCGAAGACACATCAGGCGTCACGGCATCACGTCAAAAGCAAATACTGGAGGCGCTGCAAGGCTGCAAGGTTGGCTACACGTGGAAAGAATTAGCAGGCAAACTCGGGCTACATCACGGCCAGATCTCAGGCGCACTCTCAGCGCTTCACAAAGACGGCTGGGTATTTGCACTAAAGCGCGAACGCAACGGCTCCCAAATCTACATGCACTACGGCTACCGCGACGAACACGGCGCCGCAATGCGACTTGACTTCCCAGCCGTTACACGCTCCAGCGTCAAGAAGGCAGCAATTGACGATCTCGCTAAAGCCGTAGAAGTGTTCTTAGAGACGCGCACATTCCAAACCGAAGATCAACTTCGCGCTGCGTTTAACGTGTACAATTCGCTCACTAATACCGACTAAAGGACACCCGACATGGCATTCGATCTCAGCAACTACGAAACAGTAGAAGATCGCCTCATCCGATTTTGGGCAGATCACCCGAACGGCCGCATCGCCACGGCGCTTATCGCACAAGATGGAGATCAAGTAATCTTTCGGGCCGAAGTGTTCTTTGAGTTCATAGACACATGGCCGAAGGCGACAGGATACGCAGAAGAGATCCGTGGCTCATCCCCAATTAACAAAACAGCCCACATTGAGAATTGTGAGACATCGAGCATCGGCCGGGCATTGGCTAATGCCGGCTACGCGACACACGGCAAACGACCGTCACGCGAAGAGATGTCCAAAGTGTCCCGGACGGGGAGTCCCTCAAAGGATGAGACTCACGCCTCCTCGTCTGGGCAATTCGCTACACCTAAACAGATCGGATTCCTCAAAGCTTTGGCACGGGGCAAAGAACTAAACGACCTAGACCTACTGGAGTTCATCCACGGGACGCTAGGAGTCCAAGACGTCGTCCTAGAAACGCTCACAGGCTCACAAGCCTCCACGGTAATCGACCGTCTCAAGTGATCAAGTTTGACGCTTCCGACCCTTATGCGGCACGGCTCAGGGATCAGCACTATCAGATCCAAGACCTACTTATTGGCATTGACGAACTTAAATTACAGATCACATGGCTCACTTTGCAGCGTGACGTATTACTTGAACAGGGAAAAACATGACATTAGAAGAAATGATTAGCGCCATTGAGCGGCTACAGGCTGTTTACAATTTAATGGTTGAAGAAGATCAGCGCGAAGCAAAACAGTATGTGCGTTGGGCCATCAAAAACCTTGCAGACAAGACGTACATGGCTGCCTTGTGACCGAGTCAGACTTCCAGAAGATCGTGATCAATCTGGCAAAGATGCACGGATGGCTAGTGCATCATCCGATGCCGGCTATGAACAAACGTGGTATTTGGGCTACTCATGAATTAGGCGATCACGGCTTCCCAGACCTTGTGCTTGCACACCCAAAAGGGCGTGTTATATTCGCAGAACTTAAGAGCGATAAAGGTCGAGTTTCACCGCTTCAATCACGATGGATTACAACGCTTGAACAGGGCGCCGTCGTATGGGTATGGCGGCCAGCGGATCTCGACTTCATCGCTAACTACTTAAAATTACAAACTTCATAAGTCTCACGACCTAAGCCATTCGCACGGCAGTTGGTAACACACGGGAACGTGGGTAGATCGTCGCGTCCTGAAACATGCAACACGAAATGCGTTAGGCGAAGCGACGAAGCGAGCCGTCAACATAATCGGCTAGGTAGTGCAAGGGTACGGAGTGAGTGCATCCCGTGGGTGAGCATTACCGCATTAGGCTTGATCGTGCCGGCATCACATACCGTTAACAAACCCAACTCAACCGAGACGAGCCCGACATGATGAACTACTACTACTCGCAACAGCAAGGCGCTTGCGCCGCGCTAGCCCAAGCCGAAGGCGCGGGAGCATGACACGCCAACGCTCCGAGTACGACACCAAGGCATACAAAGACGCCAGACGCCAACTCCTACGCGATGAACCATTGTGCCATTGGTGCCAGAAGAACGTGGCAACGGAGGCGGATCACCTAGTCGAGCACGATGCTGGTGGCTCAATAGCCGACGGACTTGTGCCGGCTTGTAAACCATGCAACTCATCACGTGGAGCAACATACAAAAACAAAAACGACGCAATGCGAATACAAAAACGAAATGCGACACAAAATAGTTTTTTATACAGAAGTGAAACGCCCCCGAGCCCCATCCAACTCTTTACCAAGAACGGCCTGAATCAGCCTGAACCAGCGGCGATCAAACACGACCGGCCGAGACTGGAAACGATCAGCCCTGACGGTGTCGGATCGTGGGCGGCAATTGTGGGGGACATAGCCCAGGAGCTTCTTGGCTTAACGATGCTTCCTTGGCAGATGCACGTGTTGGATCAGATGCTTACGTTCAACGCGGATCAGGATCTTGTGCACCGATCGAGCCTTGTGTCCGTGGCCCGTCAGAACGGGAAGACAACAGTCATCCAAGCGCTCATCCTCTTCTGGCTAATTGAGATGCCGAAGATGCGCGGCCAGCGACAAACGGTCGTCTCGCTGTCGCATCGTCTCGATCTTGCATGCATGCTCTTTGAAGAGATCGCCCCGATCCTAGAAAAGCGATGCGGCGCCAAGGTCATTATGTCCTACGGCCGCTACCAAGCGACAATGCCAGACGGCTCAAAATGGTATGTCAAAGCCGCACGGCCATCCGTCGGCCACGGCATGACAATCGACTTGGCAATCATCGACGAATTGTTTGACGTCTCCGACGAAGTAGAAGCAGGACTATTGCCGGCTCAACGCGCCAGACGCTCGCCACTTACGGCCATGTTCTCCACGGCCGGCACGGAGGCTTCTAAATTGTTTATCCGTCACCGAGAGAATGCGCTTCGGCTTATTGACCTCAAGAAACCTTCGTCGTTCTACTTTGCCGAATGGTCGCCCGAGCCATCGTTAGATCCGCTGCATGAAGCGTCGTGGTATTGGGGCAACCCAGCGATCGGACATTTCCTGACGATTGACACTTTGCGCCAAGAATCAGAAGGCCCCGATCGAGCACTCTTCTTGCGCGGCTCTCTAAACATGTGGGTTGCATCCGCGAACTCTTGGATTCCACACGGCCTCTGGCCCGAGTTGCTCTACGAAGGAGAAGTCCCTGCCGGCGGAGTCGTCGCCGTAGAAGCTTCTATGGACGACACGCGCTACTTCGCCACCCGATCGGTTTCCCTGCCCGATGGCCGCGTTGTTAACTCCGTGGCCTTCACCGCCGAAACACAAAAGGAACTACTGGAGCACCTAGCCGAAATTGCAAAAGACCCAGCCGTTAAGTTTGCGTTCTCTCCGACAATTGACGTGCTAGTCAACTCCGCCACGTTTGACCGCCGCCGAATAGTCGTCGGATACGGCGAGATTCTCAAGTACACGCCAGTCGTCAAAAACATGATCCACGAAATGCGGCTTGTTCACACGGGCGAAGCCATGCTCTCCGAGCACGTCCAACGCGCCGTCCTCGTTCGCACCCAAGGCTCGATAGCCGTCTCATCCCAGAAGTCACCCGGGCCGATCGAGTTATGCCGCACCCTGATCTGGTCGGCAACCTTGGCCTCACAAAATCGCGTCACCCAAAAGCCTTCACTAGTCATCGTCCCGAACTAGCATCCTCTCGGCAGCCGTTCGTGAGCCCTACCTTTCGTCGGGATCGGAAACGCCTCCGAGCGGTTGCCACCATAAACGCGCCAAGTGTGTCATGCTCTAGGGATGGGATTATTTGATCGCAAAGTAAGCAAGGCCGCAATCTCGCCGCCGCCTGCCAAAGCAGCAGCCGCAGGCGCAGGACTTAACTACGCATCAAACAATGCCGGCGTCTCAATGATCGGCCAGTACTACACGTATCAAGAAGGCGAAGCCCGTAACCGTGCCGTACAAGTTGCCGCGATAAATCGCTCGCGCGATCTTATGGCATCGGTTATCGGATGCATGCCGCTCCGCTCTTACGTGGAGCAATGGAACGGCGAATACATGGAGAAGATCTACACCGCTCCTCGATCATGGTTGCGTCGTCCAGATCCCGAAGTGCCTTACAATTTTCTTATGTCGTGGACGTTTGACGACTTGTTCTTTTTCGGCCGCGCATTCTGGTACATCACTTCACGCACGGCCGACGGATACCCAGCATCGTTTACACGTCTTCCAGCCGGCAGCGTCACGACGCAAGACATGGCTGGCCCCGTGTGGTTTGCACCGTCAAAGGCCGTCTACTTCCAAGGCGGCGAGATAGATCCTTACAACCTTGTACAGATTCTTAGCCCAACGCAAGGACTGATCTATTCAGGAACGCAAGTTGTAGAGACAGCATTAAAGATCAACGACGCACGCACACGCAACGCATCTTCAAGCATTCCAGCCGGCGTACTTAAACAAACTGGCGGCGAACCGCTAAGCGCACAGGAACTTGCCGATCTTGCCGCGTCGTTTAACGCTGCACGCGCAACAAATCAAACGGCCGCCCTCAATGAGTTCTTATCGTACGAACCGACAACGATGAGCCCAGACAAAATGCTTCTCATTGAATCAGCAAACTACAGCGCCCTCGAAGCCGCTCGCCTTTGCAATGTCCCACCGTATCTCGTAGGCGTCTCAACCGGATCGTATTCCTACCAGTCATCCCAGCAAGCACGCGCCGACTTGTACATCTTCGGACTCAAAATGTACGCAGAAGCAATTGCGGCTGCACTCTCTATGGACTCCGTTCTTCCACGCGGAACCTACGTCGAGTTTGACGCAGAGTCCTATCTGGAAGAGAACTACATGGCCGACAAAGCCGACGAACCAACCATCCAAGAAAACACTCAAGAAGGACTAGCCAACCGATGATCAAACTAATTGCAGGAGACTTCACGCTTGACGCCGCCGCAGGCGACGCACCACGCCGAACCATCTCGGGAATCGCCGCACCGTACAACGTGGACGCCACCGTCTCCGACGGAACCACCGTTCGCATCTTGCCGGGCGCCCTACCAACCGAAGGCAAAGCCCCACGACTCTTCATGTACCACGACGCCAGCCAGCCTGTCGGCGTTGTCACCGAGCGAGTAGACACTCCAGAAGGCATGCTCTTCACCGCCAAAATCAGCGCAACATCTCTCGGAAATGACGCGCTCGTCATGGCCGGCGACGGCACCATTGACCAAGTCTCAGTTGGGATCAACCCAGTTAAGTTCTCGTACGACGAAGACGGAACCATGGTGATCGAGTCTGCTATCTGGCAAGAATTATCGCTTGTCCCCATAGGAGCTTTTGGCGACTTTGCACAGATCACCAAAGTCGCGGCCAGTATCCACCAGCCCGAAGAAGAAATCAGTAATAATGAAGAACAAGAACCTCAACAGGAGAACCCAATGTCCGAATCAGTAGCAGCACCAGTCATCGAAGCCACCATCCCAACCGCTTCTCTTCCAGCAGTACCGAAGCGCAAGTTTGATCTTCCAACCCCCGGCGAATACATGGCAGCAATGCACATCGGCGGAGAAACATTCCGCAACGTTGCAGCAGCAGCAACCGAGTTCATGCGCTCAAAGCAGACCGCACTTGAAGCAGCCGCAGGCGACGTACTTACTACTGACACTCCTGGCCTCTTGCCAGTACCAGTCCTCGGGCCAGTCTTCCAAGACCTCAACTTTATCCGTCCAGTTGTTAACGCAATCGGCGCACGGGCAATGCCAAACGGCGGAGCATCAAAGACTTTTATTCGTCCAACGATCACTACGCACACAAGCGTCGCTGCACAATCAAGCGAACTTGCTGCCGCATCCGCAACCACAATGGTTATTGCGTCAAACACAATTACCAAAACAACTTTGGCGGGACAAGTCACGCTCTCAATTCAGGACGTCGACTTCACGGATCCAGCAAGCCTCCAGATAATTCTCAATGACTTACTCGGCGAATATCTTATTGCCAGCGATAACGTCGCAGCAGACGCAATTACCGCAGGCGCATCGGCATCTGGCTCGACATGGACATTTGCCACCGCCGATCCATCAACGTTAATCGCAGCATTGTATGACGCAGCAACCGACATTCTGACCGCAACAAACTTCTTGCCAGACCATGTTTTCGTCAGCCCGAACGTATGGAAGCTTCTCGGCAACCAGTTAGACGCAGACAAGCGACCTGTATTCCCGTACACTGGCGCAGCAGGACTTATGGGCGTAAACGGAATGGGCGTTGCAAACATTACGGAAAGAAGCACATTCAACCCGTTTGGTTTGACTCTTATTGCAGACAACAACTTTGCAGCAAACACAATGGTCGTTGCACGCGCAAGCGCTATTGAGTTCTACGAACAAGTACGCGGCCTAATGAGCGTTGAGTTGCCTTCTACTTTGGGACGCAATTTCTCTTACGCAGGGTACGTATCTACGTTTATCGCAGACGCAGACCAAGTCAAGTCCATCATCGTCAGCCCATAATCGGAAGGTAGGCCCTAGTAATGGCCACCTATACGGTCACCAATAAATACCTGATCGACAACTACGCCGTCCTTCAACTCCTCACCCCGACGGAGTTGGAGGTCGGCCAGTCAATTACGGTCGCAGGAGTAGACGCCACATTTAACGGCACCTACACAATCCGCGCTCTTCCGCAATATCTTTACGAAGGCGTAGATTCCGAAGGCGACTTGCTTTACGACGTCAACGTCCCAATCGCCAACCAAGTCCTATACGCAAAGACGGCCGCCGATGTAGATCGCACCGCCGCGTCTGGAACCCTGACCTCAACTCCAACTTGCACATGGATCACGGCCACAGACATTGAAGATTGGCTAGGCATTGGTACGGCCACAGCAGCCGACGCCACGTTTCTTACCATTTGCGCGTCTAGCACAAATCAATTTTGTTGGCGCCGAAGAATGGAAGCCGGCTATGTCGACTCCCTTACGACCGTCCCATCGCAGGATGTCAAACTTGGGACGATTATGTACGGCGGAGCGTTGTACCGGCAGCGCGGATCTATGGATTCCTTTGCATCCTTCCAGTCAATGGGAACCGCTCCCGTCATGGGACTTAACGGAATGATCCGCCAATTGTTAGGCATTGACCGACCGCAGGTTGCCTAGTGCCAGTCCCCACCTACACCGACTTATTTAATGAGGGCTACGACGACCTAGTCGCCAAACTCCAAACCGTTGTAGGGCTTCAAGTAGTTAACGATCCACGCAACATTGTCCCGCCGTGTGTCTTCGTCAACATTGACTCGATCGAAGGCTTCAACTACAACATTGCCAAACTGACCTTCACACTCCAAATTGTGACGCTCGGCCCCGGCAACCTAGACGCCCAGAAGTCCCTCCTCAATATGCTGGCTCAGGTATACGCGCTCAACATTGGCATCATCTCAGGCCGCCCCACAAACGTCGACATCGGCGGATCCGTCCTGCCGGCATACGAACTAACCGTAGCAACCGAAGTACAAACGGCGTAATCCACACCTAGCGCCCGAATCTATGTCAAACTAAATCCACAACTCAAGGAGCAATCATGGCAACCTCAACTATCCTCTCCAATCCAACAGTCACATTGGGATCAACGGCACTAACCGGGTGGTGTACATCTGCCACGTTGACTCGCACCGTTACGGCTCTAAATGACACCGTTTTCGGCGATACAGCAAACACTTTTACGGCTGGCCTCGAAGACAACGAATGCACATTAACTCTTTTTCTTTCATACGCAGCCAGCGCCACTTACGCGACACTTGCACCATTAGTCGGCACCAAGACAACCGTCATCGTCAAGCCAACTAACGCAGTCGACTCGGCAACGAACCCCGGCTTTACATTGACGAATTGCTACCTAGAGTCGTTGCCAGTTATCTCGGCTTCGCTCGGCGAATTGCAGTCGATCGATATAACGCTAATGGGCGGCGTTTACTCAGCCGATACAACCAACCCATAATCACGGCCGTCCTCGGCCCGACACAAGGAGAACCATGAAGATTAAACTCAGCCTCACGCGCGGAGAAGTCAAAGAACAATTATCAACAAACCTTTTCGTTATTGCCGAATGGGAACGCTTAGAGAATCGTCGAGTGTCAGACGGACGCGGCATCGGTGCATCAGATCTAGCGTGTTGGGTACACACGTTGCTCACCATCAAAGGCGAGAAGCTTCCAGCGACTTGGCGCGAATGGTTGAAGGACAACCCAGACGTCGAGATCGCAGCGGAGGACGCTACCGATCCAAACCCTACGGACGCGGCTACCGCCGGCAATTAGCCGAACTGGTAGTCGCGACGGGATGGGCTCCGACGTTTTATGCGGATTCGTTTGACGCGCGCGACCTTCAAACAATCATTAGAGTCCTTAATGACCAAAGCAAAAAAGGACGCAAATGAGAGACTCAGCCGGCGGCATTGAAGCACGGATAGAAGTGTTCGGCTTAGGCCAAGCGCTTAAAGATCTGAACAAGATAGACAAGGCACTTCGTCGCGATATTACTAAGGACTATAAGCGCGTCACCGCCGGACTCGTCTCGGACATCCAATCGGCGATCCCTTTGAATTATCCGCTTTCAGGTTGGGCCCGGCAATGGAACCTTCGTGGCCAATACGAAGTCTTCCCATGGCCAACCAGCCATTCCGTAAAGGCGTACATAAACACGAAAGCACCCAAAGAGGTCTTTGGTGGCAAGGTAAACCTTTCCACGTTTGCGATCAAATGGACGGGAGCAGCCGCATCGTTCTTTGACTTCTCATCGAGTAACCGTATGGGCGCCGCACTAACAGCCAAGTACGGAACCCCGTCGCGAGTAGTGTGGAAACAGTACGAAGCAAACAAGAGCGATCTTGAAGTAGAAATGGCGCGAATCGTTGACCGCGTCGGAGAAGCTTTGAGCCGCGATCTAAGCGCAAGGTAACCCATGGCCGTCATCCTTCCAATCATCAGCGAATACGATCCCAAGGGCGCCAAAAAAGCGATCGCCCAATTTAAGCAACTAGAAACCTTCGGCGAAAAGGCAAACTTCGCAATTAAAAAGGCAGCACTCCCAGCGGCCGCCGCCGTTGCCGGCTTAGGCGTAGCCCTTGTAGGAGCAACTCAGGCCGCAATGGAGGACGCAGCCGAGCAAGCGAACCTAGCGCTCGTCATGCAGAACGTCACGGGAGCAACAGACGCGCAAGTCGCTTCTCAAGAAAAAGTCATTGCCGCGATGTCAAGGGCATCCGGCACGGCAGACAGCGAACTTCGCCCAGCGTTCCAAGCGCTTCTTGTAGGAACGAAGGACATCACTACAGCCAACACCGCTCTTGCGCTCGCTCAGGACATCGCACAAGGCTCTGGTAAGGATCTGGCAACCGTCTCCGATGCGCTCGCCAAAGCCTACGGAGGCAACTTCAAAGCCCTCGGACAACTCTCTCCAGAGATCAAAGCCATGATCAAAGACGGCGCATCCCTAGACGACGTTATGAATGTCCTTGGCGGAACTTTCGGAGGAGCCACGGCCGCAGCCGCAGAAACCGCCGCAGGCCGCATGAAGATCCTTAAAAACTCGCTAGACGAAACCAAAGAATCAGTCGGCGCCGCACTTCTCCCAGCATTCGAAGCCGTCCTCCCAGTCGTCCAAAAGTTTGCAGACTGGGCGCAAGCAAACCCAGGAGTCTTCTTGGCTATTGCCGGCGCGATCGGCGCTATCGCCGTCTCGATCATGGCCGTCAATTTTGCAATGGCGCTTAACCCATTCTCCGCTATTGCAGCCGGCATCGCCGTCATGGTTGTCGCGCTTGTGGCCGCATACAAAAAGTTTGAATGGTTCCGCGATGGAATCAATGGAGTAATCAATTTTATCATTGGCGCATTTGAGAACATGGCAAACATGTGGATCAAAGCAATTAACGTGCTCATTAAGGCATACAACGCGATCCCGTTTGTTGACAATGTGGGGACACTAAATGAGATATCCCTTGGCCGTATTGGTCAGGCGCAAGAAGCGGCTACTGGTGGCATTGGCGGAATCCGCATGATGGCCACGGGAGGCATCGTGACGGCGCCCACTTTAGCAATTGTGGGTGAAAAGGGGCCAGAAGCCGTCATCCCGTTAGACCGCATGAGAAACCAAGGCGGTCAAAACATCACTGTCAACATCACGGGCGGAATCTCGACGTCGGCAGACATCGGCCGCGCTGTCGTTAATGCCATTAAAGCAATGAACCGTGTAGACGGCCCAGCACAAATCCAAGTCGCGTAATGGCCGCCACAATCGTTCAATCGGGATCCTACGATCTTCTCATTGATACAGGCTTTATAGTTGACGGATTCACACTTGACGACACACTTAAAGGCGTCTTAAATAACACCGAATACGTGCTAAACGGAACGACACAATACGCATCGGTCATTGACGGATCCACAAACATCACCGTCACACGCGGACGCCGAGACATCGGCGACCAATTCACAGCCGGCTCAATGAACTTTAATTTGCTAGACGGCTATGCCGGCGGAGTCTTTAACCCGTTCAACCAAGACTCGCCGTTCTTTGACACCGCAAACGCACAGCCGGGACTAGCCCCAATGCGAAACGTCATCCTCACACGCGAAGGAGAAGAACTTTTCAACGGTTACATCGTCGACTACACCTACGACTTTAACCTCGGCGGCCTAGACGAAGTCAACGTCGCTTGCGCCGACCGCTTCTATGTCCTCTCCCAGACCTACATGGACGAATACAACGTCTCCGAAGAACTTGCAAACGTGCGCGTAGAAGCCGTCCTAGACCTACCAGAAGTCAACGCATTCCAGTTGCCGGGCGAACGCAACATAGAAGCTTCTACCGTCCTACTTGGCGGAGCGTCGGCGTACACCGTCCCCAACGGAACATCCGTGGCCGCATACATGGCAAAGATTAACGAATCAGTACAAGGCAGGATCTTCGTCGCCAGAGACGGAACCTTTACATTCCAAGACCGCATCGGAACAACGCTCTCCGCATCGGTAGCAGACTTTCACGACAACGGAACGAACATTCCCTACGACCAAGTAGGCATCTCATTTGAGGCGAACCAAGTCGTCAACCGCGCATCCGTCACCCATGCCGGCGCAACTAGCCCAGAGATCGCCGAAGATCTAGCCTCCCAAGCGACCTACTTCATCCAAACAAACTCAATCTCCGACGCGCTTGTCCACAACGACGCAGCGGCCCTAGAACTTGCCCAGTACCTTCTCGTAGCCGAACCCGAGCCACGCTACACAAGCGTCTCCACGCCCTTCTCCACGCTTACAGACGCCCAACGCGACACCGTTGCCGTCATCGAGATCGGCAACACCGTCACCATAGAAAAGTCCTTTACTACTGGAAACACCACTACGTCACTAGCCCAAGAATTAGCCATTGAGGGCATTCAACATCAGATCGATCTATCGTCGGGCCATCGGATCACGCTCTTTACAAGCCCTACCACGGTCGTTTTTGAATTGGTGCTTGACGACTTGATCTACGGAATCACCGACTCCGACAACGTGCTCGGGTAAGGTACTGGTATGGGAGCAAACGCAGTTACAACAGTCCCCGTTTATACGGCAGGCGAAGTCCTGACAGCGGCAAACATGAACATAACAAACTCTGGCATCCCAGTTTTTGCTACCACGGTCACTCGAGACGCAGCCTTTGGTGGCACAGGCGAAAAGACTTTAGCCGAAGGCCAGTTTGCTTACATTGAGGCAACTAATACGACGCAATACTACGACGGTTCGGCTTGGCAATCGGTAGGCACTACCCCCGGGCTTGTGTTTATTACGGGTGCAAGTTTTACGGCAGCGGCAACAGTCAGTTTGCCTGCCGCAACATTTAGCGCAACATATGAAAATTATTTAATGTTTTTTGACATTACAAATAGTTCAACAGATATTGCTCTTACTATGCGCTTTCGCATTGGGGGCGCTGATAACAGCACCTCAAATTACAACAACGGATTTACAGGTATTGACAATCTAGGAACAACACAAACAAAAACTGTTAGTCTTGGCACAGCGTTTGCATTAACAGATATTTCAACGGGTGTTGACCGTCAAATAATGAACTTAAACATTGCAAACCCGTTTGACACATCTAAAACAGAAATTAACGGCTTTGTCGGCAGGCAAGCAACCTCCATAGGTGGATTTGCTGTGATGAGTGGCGGCGGCATATTTAACGCAACCACCAGTTTTGACTCTTTAAGCATAATTTGTAGCACTGGCAACATTGACGGCAACTACCGTATTTACGGCTACGCCAACAGTTAGGGCCGTGAAATGGCAATACCTACTCGGCTGCACAATCCTTGTAGCAGTAGTGGCTTGGGGCTGTAGTGGATGCACCAGCACAAGAGTCAACATTGAGCCAAATAGGTGCTTTACGCGGACGGCTTGCGATGTCGCCAGAGGATAAACACGCACGACTAATCCTGATCGTCGGCATCACCATGTCAATTAGTTTTGCGGCCATAGTGCTCGGCTTTGTTTACGGCCTGCTATTCGTAAACCAGCCTCTCGAACAGGCCCCAAATGACGCCGCCTTCATAGACCTACTTTCAACCGTTGTCGTGTTCCTCACAGGATCACTTGGCGGCCTACTTGCATCTAACGGAATGAAAAAAACCAAACAGACAGGAGCAACAGATGAAACCCAGCGATAAAGCAATGATCTCTACCTACATCAACAGCGCCATTGCAGCAGCAGTCGCGCTATACATGTCAGGCAACACCGATCCGAACGATCTACTCGGTGCAGCCATCGCAGCAGTAGCACCGCTATTTATCGGCTACGTCAACCCAAAGAACAAGGCTTATGGCATCGGCAAAAACCCCGAAGCCTAAAGCCCAACCGCTTCCGATCGTCGGCGCTCGGCCGTACACGGGCAACACGGACGGCGCATCACCTAAACGACGTGCCGGCATGGACGCCTTCATCAAAGAAGTCATCTGGTTAGGTCAAGGCGCTTTATGGGATAACGGCTCGTATGGCGTGAGAAATATGCGCGGAAAAGAATCGCTCTCGGTGCATGCCACGGGCCGCGCCGTCGATCTCTCATACCGTCCAAGCGCAAGCAAAAAACTTGCAAACCGTAAGGACGCGCTAGAAGCGATCGAGAAGCTTTGCGCCAATGCAAACGATCTCGGGATAGAAATGATTATCGACTACTTCCCCCAGCCGTACGGCCGCGCGTGGAAATGCGATCGTCAAGCGTGGAGCAAATACAGCAAGCCAACAGTCACGGGCGCACCCGGCGGAGACTGGTTCCACATAGAGATCACACCACAAGCGGCAGACTCCCCAATCTTCGTCAAAGCCGCATTCCTAAAGGCATTCGGGGAAATCCACCCCTACTAGGCAAGTGTTGGCTAAGGTCGGAATACCGACGAAAGGCCATTCTATGACCGATCCACAAATCTTCGACTACCTGGTGCTCAAGACAGTTCTTGACAACGGCCAAGAAGTACTTGTGCAGATCTTTATGAACGGCGGATCCGAGGCGCAAT